TGATTTAATTATATAAGAAGAGAGGTGATTATTATAAATACTCTGAAGAGGTTTGAAGTGCATAGCCATTCTGAGTACTCCTAACCAACATCCGCTTACTTGACTGTATTAATAAAATTCCAGCACTTATTGATAGAGCAATCGAAATTGGACTTAGTGGAGTTGCTTTAACCGACCATGAATGCCTCTCGGGGGCGCCGCAAGCTAATTTTTATGCTCAAGATATTTTAAAAGAACATCCAGATTTTAAAGTTGCATTAGGTAATGAAATATACTTAACGCCTAATAGAGAAATGGGGCAAAAATATTATCATTTTATTTTGATTGCAAAAAATAAAACTGGTTTTAGAGCATTAAGAGAATTATCTTCAAGGGCGTGGATGAACAGCTATTGGGACAGAGGTCTTGAAAGAGTTCCAACAACTTATGATGAACTTGAAGAAATTGTTAATAAATATCCAAATGGTTTGATTGCAACAACTGCTTGTCTTGGTGGAGAGTTATCTTCACAAGTTTTAAATCTTATTAAAGCTGAAAAACATAATGATACAAATAGTATTACCGAAATTCATAATGATATTGTAAGATTTGTTTTATGGTGTAAAAAACTTTTTGGTGAAGATTTTTATATTGAATGTGCGCCAGGTCAGTCAAGTGAACAGATTGCGGTTAATAAACGCCTTAAATCTGTAGCCGCCGCATTTAAATGTAAAATGGTTCTTGGGTCAGATGCTCATTATCTTAAAAAAGAAGATAGATTTGTTCATAAAGCATATCTTAATTCAAAAGGTGGAGAACGTGAAGTTGATGCATTTTATGAATATACGTATCTTCAAGATGAAAATGATATAAAAGAAAATATTGCTTCATCTGAATTAAATTATGATGAATTAGTAAATAATTCATATGAAATATATAATAAGATTGAAAATTATGATATTAGACATAAACAAACTATTCCAAAAGTAGAAGTAAAAAATTATCTTCCATATGAAGATAAAAGTTTATCTCAATATCCAAATTTATATAATATGAAAATATCAAATGATAAATATGAAAGATATTGGATAAATGAATGTTTAATAAAATTAAAACAACTTAATAAAGATAATGATATTTATCTTTCTCGACTTGAAGAAGAAGCAGATATTAAAAAAACGATTAGTAAAAAGCTTGAAACTAATATGTTTAGTTATCCAATTACTCTTCAACATTATGTTGACTTATTTTGGGAATGTGGTAGTACAGTTGGTGCTGGTAGAGGTTCATCATGTTCAGGATTAAATCATTATCTTTTAGGTATTACTCAGCTTGACCCTATTCAGTGGGAGTTGCCATTTTGGAGATATCTCAATCGAGACCGTGTAGAACTTGGCGACATCGATATCGATCTGTGTCCAAGCAAAAGACCATTAATTCTTCAAGAAATAAAAAAGGAACGTGGTGCAAACTTTTCAAATGAAATTGATGAACTTTCAAGGAAAAATCTTGGATGTACTCTTATTGCCACTTTTGGAACCGAGGGAACAAAGAGTGCGATTCTTACAGCTTGTCGAGGATATAGGGGTCAAGGATCTGGATATACTGTATCTGGACCAACAAATGAAAATGAAGATGGATGGATAACTGATTATCGAGATGGAATAGATGTTGATACTGCACAATATCTTTCATCATTAATTCCTAGTGAAAGAGGATTTTTATGGCCGCTTAAAGATGTTGTTTATGGCAACAAAGATAAAGATAGAAAACCTATCACGGCTTTTATCAATGAAATAAATAAATATCCTGGTCTTTTAGATATTGCAATGGCAATAGAAGGAATAGTTAATAAACGTTCTAGTCACGCTTCTGGTGTTATTCTTTTTGACGAAGATCCATATGAATTTGGATGTTTCATGAAGACTCCAAAAGGTGAAATTATTACACAATGGGATCTTCATAATTGTGAAGCATGTGGTATGACAAAGTATGATTTTCTTGTAACAGAAGTACAAGACAAAATTGCAGAAACTATTAGACTTCTTCAAAAATATAATAAAATTGATAGTAATTTAACACTAAGAGAAGTATATAATAAATATCTTCATCCAGAAGTTTTGCCATTAGATAAAAAAGAAATATGGAAAGCTCTACAAGAGGGTAGTGTATTAAATATATTTCAGTTTGATTCAGATGTCGGTTCTCAGGCGGCAAAAAAAATTAAACCAACGAATATTTTGGAGATGGCGGATGCCAATGGTTTGATGCGTCTTATGACCGCAGAAAAAGGCGCAGAAACACCAATGGAAAAATATATTCGTTATAAAAATAATTTATCATTATGGTATCAAGAAATGGATCGAGCTGGTTTAACAAAAGAAGAGCAAACTGCGGTTGAACCATATTTTAAACAATCTTATGGAGTACCTCCATCTCAGGAACAGTTAATGCGAATGTTGATGGATGATAAAATCTGTGGTTTCTCTCTTAAAGAAGCAAACGCCGCACGCAAGATTGTTGGTAAAAAACAAATGGCAAAAATTCCAGAATTGCATCAACAAATTTTGGATAAGGCAACAAGTCCTGCTCTTGGTAAATATATTTGGGAATGTGGTGTTGGACCTCAGATGGGGTATTCATTCTCAATTATTCACGCTCTTGCGTATTCATTTATCGGAGTGCAAACAATTTATATTGCAACTCATTGGAATCCAATTTATTGGAATACAGCTTGTCTCATTGTTAATAGCGCATCTCTTGAAGATGAAGAAGATGATGACGATGATGGTAATACAAAAGATAAATCAACTGATTATTCCAAATTAGCAAAAGCCATTGGTGATATAACATCAAGAGGAATTAAGGTATCTCTAATTGATATTAATAAATCTGGTTTTAGTTTTGAACCAGATGAAATAAATAATGAAATTTTGTTTGGACTAAAAGGTGTTAATAAAATTGGTGGACCAGTAATTGATCAAATTATTAGCGGCCGCCCATATAAAGGTATTATTGATTTTATGAGCAGATGCCCATTAAATAAAACTCAAATGGTATCTTTAATTAAGTCAGGAGCCTTTGATAAGATTGATAATAAATGGGCATCAAAAATTTGTAAAGAAAATCCAAGATATGTAATTATGGCTTATTATATATCATTAATTTGCGATCCAAAGAAACGATTAACTTTACAAAACTTTAATGGATTGTTAAAAAGTGGATTAGTACCAGAAGAATTAAATAAACAAAAACAAGTATTTGTTTTTAATAAATTTCTTAAGGATAATAAAAAAGTTGGTAAATATTATGTGTTTGATGAAGGTTCATTAAATTTTTATTCACAATATTATGATTTAAATGAACTTGATGTTATTAATGGAATTACTTGTATTCTCCAAACAAAATGGGATAAAATCTATCAAAAAGAAATGGATGAAGCAAGAAATTGGTTAAAAGAAAATCAAAATGAAGTATTAAATCAATATAACAATTTGTTATTTAATGAAACATGGAATAAATATGCGACTGGAAATATTTCCGCATGGGAAATGGAAAGTTTGTGTTTTTACTATCATGAACATGAATTAGCTAATATTGATAAACATAAATATGGTATTGTTAATTTTTCAACTTTATCATATGAACCTGAAATAGATTATTTCTTCAAAAGAGCTGGTAGAGATATTCCAATCTTTAAATTATATAAAATTGCAGGAACAATTATTAGTAAAAATAATACAAAAGCATCGGTTATGGTTTTAACAACAGAAGGTGTTGTTAATGTAAAATTTACTAAAGAATATTATGCCATGTATAATCGTCAAATTTCAGAAGTACAAACAGATGGTAGTAAAAAAGTATTAGAAAAAGGATGGTTTTCTAGAGGAACCAAAATTATGGTAACAGGATATAGAAGAGAAGATACATTTGTTGCTAAAACTTATAAAACAACCTCAACACATCAATTATATAGAATTGTAAATATTAACGGTTCAAATATGACTTTAGAACATGAAAGAATTAATATAAAGGAGTAAATATGATTAAAGACTCTGGTGAAAGAACAGAATTTAACACTGGTGCAGTTAGAGATATGCATGAAGGGAAGGGAGATATGCTCTCTCTTCCTATGATGGCATTACTTAGATTGTCGCGTCACTATGAAGAAGGTGCAAAAAAATATGGACGTTTTAATTATTTAAAGGGTATTCCATTATCATCTTTTCTTGATTCAGCAGAAAGACATTTAGCTAAATACATTGCGGGGTGGGATGATGAAGATCATCTAGCAGCAGCCGCATTTAATATTTTAGGAGCATTGCAAATGGAAGAAGAATGTCCAGAAATGTGCGATTTGGAATGGAGAAAAGGAAAAAGAGAATTCCATTATCCAAAAAATGAAAACCCTATTCAAAATACAACTGATATTAAACCAACAATTACTTTTAGAGAGGAAATTGGTCAAAGATAATAAATCTTATTAAAATAATTTTAAATAATATAGACAACTTTAGATCATTTTTACTAAAACAGGAGGTTTTTTTATGATTACATTATATTCAACGAATTGCCCAAAATGTAATGTTCTAAAACAAAAACTTCAAAGTCTTAATATAGATTTTGAAATATCATATAACATAGATGAACTTATTGAATTAGGATTTATGGAAGCTCCTATTTTAAAAGTTAATGACCAATATTTAAATTTTTCTAAAGCTGTAAATTGGATAAAGGAGCAAAAATAAATTGAATATTACAATTAGATTAAATAAAAATTTTACAACAGCATATAACAGATTACAAGCTGAATATGGAACTGAAATTGCTAAAATTAATGGTTTCGCAGATGAGCAACTATCTTACAATGATTTTATTAGTAATTTTATTAATGAAACAACAGTTGCAGATGCTAGTATTGATGGCAATTCAAATGTTTCACATAAAGATATTGTAACACTATTAAATGAAATGCCAAAATCTCATAGAAAACTTTTAGCATTTAATAAAATTCATTATGAAATGCAAAAGAAGTACGGATTTAAGGCAGCAAATGAATGGTTAAAATTAGAATGGATTGGTGCATTATATATGCATGATTCTGATACATCTACATTTAAAAGTTATTGTTTTGCATATGATTTAAAAGAAGTTGCGGAAAAAGGATTATTTTTCTTAGGAAAAAATTTTAATGCAAAACCGCCGCAACATTTAGGTACTTTTGTTGATTTTGTAAAAGAATTTATCTCATACAATAGTAATAGAACTTCTGGTGCGGTCGGTTTACCTAATCTAATTCCATATATGTATTATTTTTGGAAAAAAGATATTGATAATAAATATTGGGAAGGCGATCCAGAAAGATATGCAGTTCAAAATTTTCAAAGATTTATTTATGCAGTAAATCAGCCTTATGTAAGAGATGGATCTCAATCTGCATTTACTAATACATCTGTATTTGATAGACCATATTTTGAAGCATTATTTGGTGGTAGTACTTTTCCTGATGGAACTTTTATGATTGATTATGAAGATGAAATCATTGAGTTTCAAAAATTATATATGAAGACCATGTCAGATATTCGTTCTGAAAATATGATGACATTCCCAGTTAGCACAATATCTTTATTATATCAAAATAATGATTTTGTAGATAAAGATTTTGCTGAATGGGCAATTAGACATAATATGAAATGGTCTGATAGTAACTTATTTGTCGATGATAGCGTTAATAGTCTTTCTAACTGTTGCAGATTAAAAAGTAATGTTAGAGACCTTGGTTATTTTAACTCTATCGGCGGAACTGCATTAAAGGTTGGTTCTGTTAAGGTAAATACAATTAATTTAGCAAGATTAGCATTAGATACCAGTTCAGAAGAAGAATATCTTAAAGAACTTGAAAGAAGAACAATTGTTTGTTTACAGGCTCTTGATTGTGTTAGACATATTATTAAAAGAAATGTTGAAAAAGGACTTCTTCCTAATTATAGTTATAAATTAATTGATTTTGAGCATTTATATAATACAATTGGTTTTTTAGGTATTTATGAAACTATGAAAGCTTTTGGATATACAAAACAAGATGAATTTGGTAATGTTTTTTATACAGAAGAAGCTTCTAAATTTGGTGAAAAAATTTTTGATGTAATTCATTCAACAGCAGATGCATTTATTGAAAAAATTGGTGCTGATTATAAAATAAATACTGAACAAATTCCAGGAGAAACAGCCGCAGATAAACTAATGAAAAAAGATAAATTCTTTTATCCAAATGCTAATATATATGATTTGCCACTTTATGGAAATCAATTTATTCCTCTTGGTATAAAAACAACTTTACAAGAAAGAATTAAGATTCAAGCTTTATTTGACCATTATTGTAATGGAGGTTCTATTTTACATGCAAATATAGATGCTCCATTCGATAGTTTTGATAAAGCTTGGAATATGGTAAAATATATCGCAGACCAAGGTGTCACATATTTTGCGTTTAATACAAAAATCCAAAGTTGTGAAGATAATCATGCTTTCTATGGAACTACCTGTCCAGTTTGCGGGAAAGCAATAGAAACTGAATATACAAGAATTGTTGGTTTTTATACTCCAATAAAATCATGGTCTACTCAAAGAAAATTAGAGTATAATATGAGAAGATGGGAAAAAGTAAATGATAGTTAAAGGATTAATTGATGAAGATTTTGTAAATTATAAAAAGCCCGCAATGGTAATTGAATTTCCTTATTGCACTTTTAAGTGTGATAAGGAATGCGGGCAACAAGTATGTCAAAATAGTGATTTAGTTAATGAACCTAATATTGAAATAGATTATGATAAATTATTAACTAGATATATTAATAATCCTATTACAAAAGCAATTGTAATGCAAGGATTAGAGCCTTTTGATTCTTTTTCTGATGTTATGAATTTAATACTTTGGCTTCGTGTAAAATATAAATGTTTAGATGATATAGTAATTTATACAGGATACACAAAAGAAGAAATTAATTGGTTTATAAAATATATTGAACAATATGAAAATATTATTATTAAATATGGAAGATACATTCCGAATCAAGAACCTCATCTCGATTCAATATTAGGTGTAAAATTATCATCAGATAATCAATATGCAGAAAAAATTAGTTAAGGTATAAAATATGAAATATTGCACTATAGAAAATGGTTGTATTATGTGTGATTATGAAATTTGCAATAGACAAGATTATAATCCACAATATAAAACAGTTAAAGAAGCTAAAGAAAAGGAACTTAATAATGAATAGTAATAATGTTTCACTTGGAACCCTTTATGATTTTAATAAGCAAATAATGTCAAAAGAAAATAAACTCAGTAAATCTAAAATTAATTCAATTAAACCAAAACTTGAAGAGTGGTTTAATTGGCAAATAGATAGTTATGCGATGTTACTCTGCCGCGAAAGACATGATTTTACAATATTTCATTTATATGAAAAACAAAATTCTAACCCTTGCGAAATTGCAGTAACAGAACTTATTGATTTGCTTAAAAATAGAGGAAATATTCTTTCTATTGAAAAAGACTCCAACACTATTAATAATTCTTGGGAAATTTGGCTAAATATTGATGGAGAGGCTTTTGCTTATTATTTATTTAATTGTGATGATTGGGTAATCCAATGTTAAAAAGGAGTTAATTTTTTATGAAGAAAATTATTGGAATTATTCATCCTTTCGATATATATCAAACTTTCTATGTCTATTAGGATGGAAATAAACTTGAAGTAGTCCAAACAAAAGTAAAAGATATACCAGATACTATTTTTGAATTGTCTCAAACTTATGATGTTTATCAAGTTGATTTATCTGGAGCGCAGCATTTTACAAAAGGATTGATTAAACAAATTCAAGAAAAAGAAATTACTAAATACAATGAAAATAAATTAATTATTAAATGTATTTAAAAATAAAGGAGATAAAAGGATGTCAAAATATTTAGTTAGTACAGTAGAAACCTATAGAGTTGATACAGAAGCAGAAGCAACAAGAGCCATTGAAGAAGCCAAAGCAGATAAATCTTATGTTCTTGGAAAATATACTAGTGAACACAAAGAGCAAAAATCAAAAGGCGAAGTTATTGATGAATATTGGAAACTTTCTTTAACAAAAATTTTTAATAATATTAAAGAACCCGATTCTACGGTAACTATTAATTATGAGGTAGACTAATAATGGCAAATATCAAAGTTAAAAAATTAAATGAATTTGCAAAACTTCCAACAAGGGGTTCTTCAGACGCGGCGGGTTATGATTTATATGCGGCGACTAACCAGATTCTTGATATTGCACCTCATTCTACTATAAAAGTTGGAACAGGTCTTTCTTTTGAATTGCCGGAAGGAACTTTTGCAGCAATATATGCGCGGTCAGGTATTGCTACTAAACGCGGTCTCCGTCCCGCAAATTGTGTCGGTATTTGTGATTCAGACTATCGAGGAGAATATATTGTCGCACTTCACAACGATACTGATGAAATGCAAAGTATTGAGCCTGGTGAAAGAATTGCTCAAATGATTCTTCTTCCATATATTGAAATGAAATTTAATGAAGTAGATGAGCTTTCCAATACAGAACGCGGTGAAGGTGGGTTCGGCAATTCAGGTCGTTTTTAACCAAAAATTTTGGATTTTCAGGACAAAAATAAACAATTCTTCTTTTAAAATTTTTAATAATAATAGAAAATAAAAAGGAGAGTTTATTTTATGATAGAAAAAAACTATAAAGTTTATATACATAAAAATACTATTAATGGGAAAATGTATATAGGCCAGACAAAACAATCTTTAGCAAGACGTTTTAGAAATGGAGAAGGATATATAAAATGCCCACATTTTTATGCTGCAATTCAAAAATATGGATGGGATAATTTTGAACATTATATTTACAAAGATAATCTTTCTCAATAGCAAGCTAATTAGTTAGAAAAAGAACTAATTTAGAAATATCATACTCAAAATCCAAAATTTGGTTATAATATTGCTACGGGTGGAAATAATATTGTTCCATCTGAAATTATCAGTCAAAATAATATTAAAAATTGGAATAGTGGAATTTATGACAAGATAAAAAATAAAATTTTTTGCGTTGAATTAGATAGATACTTTGAAAGTGCTCTTGAAGCACAAAGACAAATAAAAGTTGACAATAGTTCAATTCAAAAAGCATGTAAAGGAAAAGCTAGATATGCTGGTTTAATAAATGGAATTCCTTTACACTGGTTATTTGCTGAATAGGTTTCAGATGATAAAATTAAAGAATTAAAAAATAGAACAGAAAAAATAACAATAGGATTTCCTTTGTATTGCGTTGAATTAGATTAGTATTTTAAAAGTGCTGCTGAAGCTTCAAAAAAATATAAAATTGATGCATCATCGATTCGCAAAGCAGCAAGAGGTATTAATAAAAGTGCTGGTCGCCATCCGATTACAAACGAAAAACTTCATTGGAAATAGCTATAAAAAAAAATAAAGGGCAGATGATTAAATCATCTGCCCTCTTTTTTATTCACTCATTGGTAAATTTGTTTTAATATTTCTACCACCATTTGCATATGTGGCAAAATCAACAACTGCTTTGAATTGTTTTGGATCAAAATTCTCTACAATCTTAGCAGCGGCTTCCGCATTTGCAGGTAAGTCATCAATTAATTGACTAATCAACGCCCCCGCACTCATTCTATGTGCAGAACTTGCTTCCTTAATAGCATTAAGTTGTGCAAAAAGTTCATTATATTCATCTTCATTTATTGCTTGGAAAAATGGTTCATAAAATCCATTACTTTTTAATGTATCATATAACTTAAATTCATCTTCTCTTTGTTTTTCAGTAAATGAAATATTTGTATACATATAAACTAAATTTAATTCAAAATATAAATTTAATTTAAATTCATTATAAGCACCATTCTCCATTGACTTTTGTAATGTTACCATTAACAAATCATACTTATCCTGTGCGGGAAGATACTGAAGGACTTCTACCTTCTGCCCGCCAAAATCAAAAGTTTTTACAGAAGTATTAACTTTTAACTTCATATTTGCATAAGATACTTTCATATTTAATTCTCCTTTTAACTCTAAATAAAAAATTATTGTAATTTACTAAAAAATTGCTCAAAAGCATTTGCTATGTCATTACTTAAATCTTTCTAAATCTCAGTAATAGTATTCTAAGTAGATGATTTTTGTAATAATAATTTTGATAGAGATTCTTTTATTGTCTATGTATTTGTAGAATTTAATGCATTATAAAAATTCTCAATTGATTTTCTTATTGTTTTATAACTAGTTAAAGATGGATTGGAACCAAGAAAACTTTTTATTTGATTCATTAAAAAGTCACCACCAGAATAAAAAGGATTAGTATTACTTTTTACCTATTTGTATAATGCAAAAAGATCCTATCCTTTTACAGGTTGTCTACGAGGATGATAAAAATTATTTTGTCCATTATTTAATCTTGCCTTAGCAAGAATATATAATTCAGTTAAATTACCTGCATTTGGCATATTAGAATCTATACTTATATTAGCTAAATTAGCAATATTTTTTTTAGCAATTGTCTCATCAGTAAAATATTTTCCTATTGCAGAAAAAATACTAGAAGATTTAGGACTATTATGCACATTTAGTATTTCAATACTAAAAACTTTAGTCTCACTCTCAGTAGAATTATCTTTATTAATTTTTAATTCAAAATCATACCATTTTCCAGCATTTTGATGTCTTTGTAAAGTCTAAATATATGATTTAAATAATTTTCCATTTGAAAACTCTTGTCGAGTACCTAGTCTATCATTAGTTAAAACGAAAGAGCTACAATTTTGAGAAATTTTTATTTGCATTCCTTGTCCTTGTATAGATACAATTAATTCTCTTAATTTAGGAATAATTCCAGAAATTCTAATATTATCTCCATCTCTCTTTAAACCAGTAATAACTCCAGACTAATTTTTTATTAAATCTATAAAAGATGCTGACCCCAATGTAAGAGTTTGAATATTAACAAAATCTTTTGTATTTGTTCTAATAACAAAAGTGTAATTAATTTCTCCTAAATTTCCTAAAATAAATTTTCTAAACTATAAAATATACTAATATGCATTAAAATATTCCTAAATACTGTCTGTATTTGATAATTTATTTTTATAATCTAAAAAACCAGTTTTATAATCAATTAATCTTTTTTCTATCTAATCTTTTGTCATATTAGTATAATAATTTAATCCATCCTACTATAATCCATTTTTTATTTTTGATTGAATACCTGAAAAAATAACTTTTCTATTTTCTTCATGATCATGATAAATAGTTGCTTCCATGTTTCTATATACCACCAATCTAATAAAAAAATGGGAGGATTATATAATAACCCTCCCTATTTTATTTTAATTAATCATCAACCCTGCGTTGGGGTATCGCCCTCGTATTCATCATCTGCACCGTCGACAGAATCACCATATCTGGTCACAGTACCATCGGTTTCAACTCTCGGAATAGATTCCTCAATCATGAAGCCAGTTGGATGTGGGAACAAAGGTTTAGCTTCATACTTAGCTTCTGTTGCATCATCAACAACCTGGATAGCACAAAGAACTTTATTAGTCTTATTGAAGTATGTATATCCAGGGAACACGTCCATAGTAAATGTAAAGGTACTTGGATCACCAGTAGAAGCCATAGAGAAAGTAAAGTTAGACTGAATCTTAACATTCGGGAATGTAAGGTTAGCAGGTAAATCTTTACCATCAGACTGACGTCTGAACAGAGTATCTGCTTCTACATAGTAGTATCCACCAAAGTGTTCTGCATCGATCTGAAGTTCGGAAACAGTTCCTTCTTTCTTGAGTACATAATAGTCAACCATGACTGCGCCAGTAAGACCAGCAACATTACCATGAGTTAATTTCTTACCAGTGCTATCAACACTCCATCCAGAAAGAACTTCACCAGTTAAATCACCATAAGAATCAAGTTTCATAATATAAATTGGAGCAGTTGGGCAAATCTTTTCAGTAGACTCCAAAGCGTCATTTAAATCAATTTCAAGTCCACCGCCAGTAGCAGCACCAATAACAGCATTAGTTGTCTGATGGAAGTGAACTTCTTTAGTGGAATCAGCCGCACCCTTAATAACTCCAGCACCAGATAACATAGCAAAACTAATAGGAGAAAGAAGAGCATCTTCAACTGTGAAAGTTAAAGTTTTCTCACCTTCCCAAGCAATTAAACGAGTATTACCACGACCACCAGTAGCATAAACAGTGGTTGCAGCACCTTCCATAGAAGATGTTTTTGCGGTATCCAGATAAAAAACTGGCTGACCTTTTGCGAAAGTCTGGTTACCAATTCTTTGTTCATTTTTGGCTCTGAACACTACATTAGCAATTTCACGTACACCAAATTTCATTTGGATTTCCTCCTTATATTTTGTACAAAATATTTATTGTTTCAATTTAATTTTTTACTCATGGATATCTTTTAACCAATCTTCAGGATCTTCCATACCAGTCGCTCCCGCAATTCTATATTTTTCCCAAGCGTCATAATGCATTTTTAACATATATCGGTTAAATTCATCCATTAATTGATAAACAGTATAATTCATTAAAATATTTATATCTTTTTGTTCTCCAACAGCAAGAATAGATACATACCTACTTAAAATAGAAATTTTAGTTTGCGGCGCCAGCTTCGCCTTTTTCTATCTTCCTTTTTTAAGCTGATTTGCAATCTTCTTAGCTAAAGCACCATCTGGATTATACTATTTATTTTCCTTGCTAGTAAGACAAAACATATTAATTACAATTTCCTTAAAACTTTCAAAATTTTCTTCATTAATTTCTTTAATTTCATTAGTCTAATAATTTTGTAATTGAATTGTCTTATTATTCAACAAAATTTTATCTGTTGGAAATAATAATGCAAGAAGAGATACAAGATTTAATTGAGCTTGTTGAGATTCCAAACTTTTTTCTTGTATCATCATCATTATTATATTAAAATTTGACTTATTTAATAAATCAACTTTGTCCTAATCTGGTAAAATTTCTTTATCAAATTTTAATAATTCACATGCAGACCAAAAATGCCCTTCAGTAATATAAGCTATTTCTTTTATACGCGGTTGATGAATTGTTAATCTTGCTTCTAAAAAAGGAAGATCGTTACCAGATAATAAAAGCAAATCATCAATATTTTTCATCTTTCTATCCAGTCATGAGAACTTGGCAAAACATCATCTGTTCCATGAATTGCAGAATATGATAAAGTATAACCAGATAAAGTTTCATCAAGGACTAATTCATTACACCCCGTGAATTGGAAAGTTCCTATTCCAGATAGTCTAGCCTTATTTAAAATACCGTCAATATAGCCAGCTATCTTTAAAGGTCTAATTCTAAAATTACCAAGATCCCAACAATCTGTATGACATAATATATCAATATAAACATTGCAATCACGAAATTCTGGATTATTTTGATTAGTAGTAAAATTGTCAAAAGAAAAAATTAAATAACTTTTAATTTCTTCATGTTCAGGCATTTTTACTTTAGGTTCAAATTTAATATAACCATCATCTCGTAATTTTGCTAAACTCATATCTTTTATTGCATTTTTATATACTTCACTTGTTTTATTATCTAAACAATCTTTTGTATTAATTACCAATAATTTTTTTAACTCATCACTATATGGTTGACTTTCTATAAAAAGTCTTCGTAAAATTTCTTCTAAATCTTTTTCACAAGATAAAAATGATGAAGTAAAATCAACTGGTCTTAAAGCCAAATCTTTTTTCATATGTTTTGTCTACTCCTTTTATCTCTTATATAGCAATGACTTTTACATCTAATGTAATATCATCCTATCCATCAACTCTATATATTAAAGTAAAAGTTCCAACCTTATCAATAGTAATACTCAATGGAATAATTTTTAAGGAACTCTTTAAATCTTGTTCTTTATTATCCCATTTTAAATACCAATGTCCATTTTCAGCATTATGAATTTCATAATATGCTTTACTGTATCTCTAAACAGTAGTGGGTCCATCAATGTAAGCGGCTGCCGCATCTATAGGATTTTGTTCACTGGTATTTGTAGAATTTTCAGTCTAAACCGCATCAGCTATTGAATTTTCAAAATATTCATCTAAAAATACTTGAATAATTCCATCGCCATAATATGGATCTACGCCAACAACTTGCCAAGTTTTTTCTGTATTATATCTTGGGTCTAAAACTTTTACTGTTTTAAATCTTTCAAAATAATTATTAGTATTTTCATCAGCGGTAATGTACATAACCAATGAATAATTTAAAGTATTCCATTCAATACCAGATTTTTGAGTCCATTCAATAGACGTTTCAACAGGACCACGAATATAAACCCAATAAGAATTATTTCCAATTTTTATTTCTTGATCGCATCTACGAATTTCTGACCTAAAATAAGCATCTTCTTCTATATACTATAAATATACTAACCAATGTGTATTTGTCTATTTCCAAGTAAAAACATCACCTGTTTTTATATTTATATCAATTTCGCTCTATGAAGTTTTCCCAATTCTTGGAGCATTTAAACAAATATCCTTATATGGAATAGAAATAATTTTATTATCATAAGCAGGCTTGTTTTTATCTGGATTAATTAAACATCTAAATTCTTTTCCATCTGATAAAATTGCCGTAGCAGCTTGGTAAGAATATAATAAAGCTCTTTTTAAGCTTCTTAATTTATCATTGATAAATCTTTGTTCTTGATTCCCGCCTTGATATTGCAATCTTTTATTTAATAATTCTAAGGACATTTTACATCTCCTTTACAAATTATTACTTTTTGCAACTCATTCATCAATCCTAAACATTCAAAAATTGTCCTTCTATAACAAGAAAAATCTTCATCATCAATTAATGAATAAAGTCCTTCTAGCTTACTTAATAATGGAAAAAAAATTTCTGAATAATTATTATTCATTAATCTTTGCATTCCAGCAAGCTATTCTAATATTGTTTCTAAAGGCTTTTCCCAATCTTCCTATTCTTCTCTGATTGGTAAAAGCTTATATACTTGATTTATAAGATTTTGTAATCTATTAGAAATATCTTCATCAAGTATTTTTATATTATATTTTAAAATCACATTTTTACCCTCCAGAAAAGTTATTTTTCAATAATAAAACCAATTTCACCAACTGTAACCTAAGAACATCCAGCTGGAGGAGTAAATTGTCCAGCTGAATGTTTTAAATATAATTTTAATGATCCACCGCCAGTTCCAACTGCGGTTGTTCCATCTGCTTTATGAAAAATTTTTCCTGAAAAAACATCTGATTCTACAGCTGTAGTATTAGTTAAATCTATGAGGGTTCTATCTTTATATATTATTTTATTTAAAGCCATTATTACCCCTCCTAAACTGTACTTGATATATATGCTGTATTACCCCCATAGGTATTTGATACCTATTGATAATCAGATGTTATATTTTCTTCTAATACAAACCAATAATCTCCTGTAGTTTGATTTGAAGGTTGTGTTGAAGAAACTTCCATAAAATGAGCATTTGCAGGTACATCAGTATTAACAGTGTGAGTTGTACTAAGTGTTATAGCACTATTGGCGTATGAACTCGTAAGCCCAGATCCCGCAATAATTTTTGTATATGATTCTCTAACGATAACAGACCATTTATTTGCCGATGTTAATGTATAAACATAAACCTGATCGCCTTGTTGAGTGGCACTATGAGATGATACTGATCTATAATACTGAAATTCAACGCTAGTAGGGTTTGTAGTATTATTTACATACGCCATGAATGCAAGTCTTGTCTGAGAACCAGTTGCTGGATTTGCATTTGATGATGCTCTACAATAAACTATTTTTTTAGCATTATATGCAGTAAGAAAATCATTCCACGTACTTTTTCCATATTCAAGTATTGTCATCCCAGTAATATAACCGCTAGTTGAATCTTTTAAATTGTATTCATCTCCATTTGGGAGTATGATTTTGGAAATATCAGCCATCTGATACCTCCTTTCATCAACTTACTGTAACTGTCTTTGAAGTACCTGTAAATGTAGGCTGAGATACGGTACCTGCCGCAGTAGTTGTTCCAGAAAGTTGAGCCTTTGTACCTGTAAAAGTAGGTTGAGAAACAGAACCATTTGGAGTACCAGAAGTAGAAACATTTCCTTCAGTACCAGTAAATATAGCAGAAAAAGTATTTGGTACAGCAATATTACCTGTTACAAGTCTTGCTCCAGTTCCAGTAAAAGTTGGCGCTGTAGCCTAGTATATAGCATCGCCTGTTTTTACTGTAGCATTAGTTATTGTAATTGAATCTCCAGTTGTATATCCTAATTGATATAAACTTAAAGTTTCATTAGTGACACTATAATATGTTAATGAATTATCAGGCGCAGTTGCTCCTGGGGCAGCAGCAACTACAGTTTTTGCTACAGTAACACTTGAAGGATTATGAATTGTTGTTGTACTACCTGCTGTTTTTACATTAATTGTAGGTGCGGTAACATTTCCCTCGGGTGTATAAGTAGCTTCTCCGGAAGCAGCTTTGCTAACTATTGCTGTTTTATTAGTAATTCCATTTGTTGTTACTGTAACAGTTCCTTCTGGAGTAAAAGAACCTGAAAAGGTTGAATTTGAACCTGTAAAATTTGGTTGACTAACAGTGCCTTTTGGCTGATAATTTCCATTAGTATTATCTGCTGCAGTAATAGTTACTGTTGCACTAGAACCAGTGAAAGTAGGCTGAGAAATAGTCCCTTCAGGTGTATAAGTTCCAGTAGCAGAATTCTTATAAGCTAAGGTTCCTAAAGAATCTAGATTTCCTAATTCATGCCAAGTTCCATCTGGCCCCCAAATAAACTATTCTGTTCCATAAAAAAATAATTGACCAGTACCTGGAGTAACAGCTTCTCCTTCTATTGTGGGTGTTTCACTTCCTCCATCTGTAATTTCTGTAGTAGAAACACCCATAAAAATAACTGCATCTCCGCCAACTAAAGCTTGTATTTGAGATCTTGCTTCTGCGTCTTTTATATAATAAGTTTGACCACTTGG